TCTTGTTCTATTTGTAGTTGAGCAGCAAGTCCGTCTTTGTTTATTTGCAGTTCCTCGGCATTGGTGTCTTTTACTGATTGAATCTTTTTAGCTTGAAGGTCAATGAACTCCATGTTTGCCAACCGCATCCGCTCTCTTAGTTTAGCGTTTGCCTCGGCATCAATTGCATCTGCTTCTTTTATTACTCCCGTTTGTGCTAATAATTGTTCTTGCAATTCAAGCAATCGCAGTTCTTTTTCTGCCAATATTTTCTTGCGTCGTTCTAAAAGCACATTGTCTTTAAATCCTTCTAAAGCAATGATGTTTCTTTTTTCTGTTGCAATAGATGTTTCTAATGCACTTAACTCATCGCCTATTAATGTTAAACGAGCCAATGCGACATCTTTAGCAGCAACCCCTGCTGCTTCCATGAGGTCAATCTCTGCCTGCCGTTTTTTATTGGTTAGGTCAATTTGTTCAGCAAGAAGCTTTTGAACCTCTGCTGCCCTTTCCATATCTTCCGTACTTTGTTTTGTTACCTTAGATGTTTCCATCAATTTAGCAATCAAAAACCCTAAACCAACAACTAAAGCACCAACGCCAGTAGCTGCAAGTGCTGCGCTAAATGATCGAGTTGCTGCGGTTGCGATATTAACTGCAATAGCGTATGCCTTCTGCAATGCAATTAGAATAGCTTGCCCTGCTGCGCTTTCTTTTCTTAGCAACTGAACGGCTTGTTCCGTGCCTTGTAATAAAGCCAGCGATGCTTGCACCTTAACGAGTGCTTCTTGCAGTTCCTCGTTACCTTCAGCAAACAAAGCAGCCGTGCCTTGTGCGATAGCAAAGCCAGCAGCAATGCCTTGCACAGCACCCGTAAAGACTTCAATTTTATTTGCGCTCTTGCCTAATCCATCAACGGTCTGCTCAACCGATTCAATTTTCCCCTTTAACGCACCAGCTTCGACAGCTAACGCCCTAAACTCTTTTGAGCCTTGCTTTCCAGCCATAGCCAAATCCAGCATCGCCTTCTTGGCTTCGGTCAACCTTTCTTCCGCAGACTTTAAAGCGGTTGTGGTTTGACCTACATCGGTCGTGACCTTTAGTGCTATTTCTTTATTTACGTCTGCCATTATTTAATATTGTTAGGTGCTATTATTTGTGGTTTCATTTCTCCCCTGATTAAATCAGAAGAATCAAAATAAGTATTAACTGCAACTGCGCCCGTGGCTGGTTGTGCAAGATTAAGGATTCTGCGAAGGATTGCTGTGCATTTTTGAGAGCCTCCGATAGTGTAATCTCTGACCTCTAACAAGCGAAATAAGATGCCCTCAATGTAGATAGGCTTTCTAAAGTCTAATTGATAGATGTCAACGGGGTCAAGAATTACGGGTATCTCAATTTGCAAAGATTCCTTTGAGGTGGTTTCTATAAGGTAATTTTCCCAAAACGTCTTAAATAAATTAGTGTCGTTATAGTTCGCATAACCAGCACCTGAAAAGGCTTTAAAATAAAGATTCTTTGGCATTCCAAACGAAAGGTCAAAGGTAGGAGCATAAGGGTTGTTAACGTGCGAAATAAAAGGGATTGAGGTGAACTGCGCAAAGGTTGGCGTGGTGTCAATTAATAACACCCACGGAACTGATGAAGGAATCGCAACGTAATTGAATTGAGCAATTCTATATCCATTGGCTCTTGCCTTCGGCACGTTGTTAGAATCAATATCAAAAGTTCTGCCGATAACCAAGCCATTGCGGAAAGAGGCAGGTATAACGGTTGCGCACTTGGTTTCTACAACTTGCTCGCCTTTGGCGTAGTAATTATTGGTTTCAAATATCCTTGCTCCGTAACCTTCTTTAAACGTGTCGGAATACAACTTACCCAAAGCATCGCCCGAATCTCTATATTTAAAAGTGATTTGCTTTCTTGCTTGTGGATCACCCATTTGCAATAAATGCTTGTCGGTGTTATCTATCTTGTCAGTCCAGTTAACGCTACCGCTTGAATAAAAGGTATTAAACGGCTCAACGTAAATTAACTTAGGATCTTCAGGCGCTTGATAAAAGTAAAGGTTAAACATCTTTTGCAAGTCGCTTAATAGGTCGGCTTGAGTAATGTCAGGCGGTAAAGCCTTAATCATATCGGCAGAAACATCAACACCCATATTCTCTATGCAAACCATAGTAATTGTTGACTTTGCTTCTATTTGTAAAGGGTAGTCCGTAACTGGCAAATCCACATAAAAACAACGCAAGTCAATAACCTGATTTGGCTGAAGCCTTACCGTTCCTTGAAATTCAAATTTTCTTGTTTCGTTAGGCTCTATGTAGTCAACAATAGTATCCTCTAAGCTAAGGTTAATCGGCAAGCCAGTAACGGAATCGCAAATAGCAAAGCCAATGCGCACGTTTCTGCTTTCTAAATTCTTTAAAGTAAACGTGTAACTGACATCCCAACTGCTGTAATATGGCACGTTGGTGAACTCGTAGGTTGTTGTATTCCAATATGATTGAGGGTCGGTAATAACTGTATCGAATGGGAATATCCCAGCATATATTGTGTTAGCAAAAAAAGCATTAAACCCAACCTCAAACCAATTAGCAGCACCAGCCTCACCGCCCGTTAATTGTTTGCCTTCCATTTTGCTGTTTTCACCGCTCAAATCGTTTTGCAGAAAAGCACCGCCAGCATAAGGCAAGACTAACTTTTTAAAGTTGGTCGAGTTAAAAAACTCAGACTGATACCTATAACCGCTTTGAGCAAATATTAAATCCACTAACTGCTTTACATAAAACGAGGGAACTAATTGCAGGTATGGTATAAGCAATGAGATTTGAAAAAAATCAAGTGCAGAAGGCGTTACATCCGAATAACCGTTGCCATCTACAAAGCCGTAAACGTAGCCGCTTCCCGGTGTGCCTACCCAAGTACCGCTGGCTACTGCTGCTGTCAAGTTATGATTAAACCCACTCACCCCAACGGTTGCTGCTAACTTGGTTTCGTTTATCTGCCTAAAGAAAGCTATCTCCTCCGAGTATATTCCTACCTCGTAGTTGATTTGCTCATTCATCTTAGTTATACTAAGCAGCTGCAAAGTCCCCGTAAAGGTTTGAATGCCTTCATTCCAAAGCGTACACCTAATCCTTTTATTCGGAGTAAATCCACCTACAAAAGACTGAATGTTATAAGCGTGACCGAAGGCTTGGTTGTTTGCACCAGTACCGGGAAGGGTAATAGTTTTGCTAAACGAACCCCTCCTTTTGGTTACATCTTGAATGTCTTGAACGGAAAAGGTCAAGCTGATATCTACCTCATCGCAGTCTAATACATACGGAACTTCTGCGTTTTCATCGTCAAGCGGATAGATGATTAGCGTACTCATATTACGTTGTTTTTATAGGCTATCTTAACATCAACTTGTAGCTGTTGTAGTTTGTCTTGCGGTCTTGTGTGGAAGGTAAATGATGAGGTGTTAACGATGCCCTCTACCAACTCCGAACCGATTTGCAGATAGACTTGCGGTGAGTAGATCAACTCCGACATCCAATTCGCATCTAACAGCCAATCACTATTAAGCGTTAAGGTTTCCTCAAACTGCCCTGAGTAAATCGTTTCCGCTACCTTTGTTCCGTAAATGTTTTGATTCTTGCCGAAGGTCTGCTTGTTCATATTACCAACCTTCTTGTTTTTCATCGTAAAGGTATAGCCATCAAAACCCCCCAATGAGTTCTTGAAGAACAACCTCTGCGGAACAAACCGCTCGCAGCTTTCAAACTCATACGCAATCGTGTAGGCTTCGGTCGTTCTGCCTTCGCTGTAATAATCGGTCACGGATGGTTTTAAATACTTAACCGCAACGGTGTAATTTCCATCGCTGTAAAAATCAACCAAGTCATCAAAGATGCCAAAAGCACAAGGGTTTGATTCACTTACTGCACCATCGGCTGTCGCTCTTGCGTTGTAAAAGTCGTATTCCGCTTGATTGTCCCAAGCCCCCATTTGGTAGCTGCCTACTTTACCATCCGAGGTTTGACCGCTTGTCAAAGAAAAGATACCAGCCAAGCCAGTATTCCACATTCCATCTAAAGGATCGCTTACCACTAAACCCGATGTAACTGAAAAGCTGCGGAGGTTGTTTGTTATTACTACTTGCCCCGAAGGAACAACGGAAAGGATGCTAAAAAGAACCGATACAAAGTCATTCTCGCCCAATCTAATCTTGCGGTCTGATGGCTGCTTTGATAGTATCTTAGCCGTGCTGCCTGATGTGTAATAACCGCTGGAAACGAAATCTTCCCATTGTCGTTTGTAGCCTTGGAATACTATACCGCTTGCTGTCGTTACACCGCTGGCTACTACTGGTGGCGTGCCAAACTCTTCTCTAAAGCCTACTTGATAAGTGCTGGCAATTAACGGATCTTGAAAGAAAGTAACAGCAGGCTTTGTGATAGGCACAAGCGTTTCGATAACCCTCGCCACGTTGAAAAAGCCTTGGTTGTTGGGTAGCTTGTCGCACTTCAGTCGGCTCAATAAAGTCGTTCCGCTTACATCTGCAACGTACCGGTAGTTACCGCTGGCAAAGTTACTGCCTGAAACAACGAACAAAGCGTTGTCTGCGCTAAGTGATACGTTCGGCTGTGAGATAATAGATATGCTCATATTTTTATAGAGATAGAAATGGACTTGCCGAAGGCTTCGGCTACATCTTTGGTTAGTGCTTTCATAAGTGATTCGGGTAATGCCTTGTCAAAGAAAAGGGTTCGGGGTGTACCGGTATTAATAATGCTTCTGCGGATAACGTAAGCCAATCCTTGTCGTGAGCCTCCATCTTCAGGGACAATAGACTTAAATTGCATCCACTTTTCAATCCCTGCCCTTGTGGGGATAGGTGCATTTTTGCCGTATTGAAATGGACTGCCTTGCGCCTTTAATCCTGACTTCTTGCCGAGTACGCCTTCATTAACAAACTTCCAATAGTCAGCCATCGTGATTTCAACGGTGTATCCGTTGCCTTCTTGTCTGACTTGTGATGGGTCAATAGATTGGCGTAGGTTAAAACTTGCGTTATACTGACCGAAGCGACCGCCTTTGTCTAAGTTCTTTTGTGAATCAAGAACGACCTTTTTAGCAAACTCACCAAGCACCTTTTTAACGCCAGTAAGCTGCGCCACATCAAGACCGATAAAGTCATCGCCTTGAATAGATTCGATTTGAAACAGCTTGTCCATTACCACTAAATGTATGGACTTGCTTTTATTGGCTTTTCATTGCTTCGACTTCTTTCTTGTCGGAGTAATATTGAACGTAATTTAAAAACTGCCGTGCGTTTAAATTAAAGATGGCATCCCATTTGAGAACATCACCCATAGCTAAAGAGTCCACGACTACTATCCAGCCGTATTTCTTAGCGAGGTTAACTCCTTGTCCATCGTCCTCAGCACCGCCTCCGAATAGTCCTTGATAATCGTCATAAAGCCTTCGGAGGCTAACAAGAAAAAAGATACAGCACCCCACACCTCTTGCATTGTAAGTTGCTTGAACTCCTCGGCTCTTTCGTGGTGCTTTGCCCCATCATAAGGTAAAGTCCTAAACCACTTTCTTTCTCTTGCAAGCGTAGCCATTATTTTATGAAGGTTTTGAATCACTTGATACTCGTCTGCCATCTCATATGACATCATCTCAATTAACTGCCCAGCCGTTAAAGTATCGGTAAACAAAGAAAGTTTATACCGCTTTTTGTTCAGCGTGAAGGTTTCCTTATACTTCAACCTTGGCAAATCCTTCATTTCATCTTCGATAGACTTATACGCCTTACCCACCTCGGTCATAGGCAGCTGTTTCGCTTCGTCTAAGCTAATCCCTTTCAGGACTGCAACGATAGCCACCTTCTTTATTTGCTCCTCGCCAGTAGCCTCTATGGCTGCGATGCGTTGGAATTGGTCGATAGTTAGGTTTGTGAATTTCATGGCTTGTAAAATATAGACAAGCACCTTCCACGCTCGTCTGCTGTGGTTTTGTTTTCGGGGTAGCCTAACGCTTTGATAAAGCCAGCTAAGTCTATTTGGTCGGTGTCGTGAATGATAAACGTACCGCCTGACTTTACCTTTTCCCAAAATAAAAGCAATTCAGGCACTACGGATTGTCCGTGCTGCGCATCGTGCATTATCATTTCGACTGGCTCAATCCAATTTAGAACCTTTGCGCTTTCGCACATTGCTGCCGTGTTTACTATACAATTGTGGGTTTCCAGCAAATCGGTTACTTTATCTAAGTAGTCAATATGAATATCAACTAAAGAAACCTCCATATTAGCCAAGCCCATAGCTAACGCAGAATGACCTTGGAAGCAGCCGATGTCTAATGCGTGACCTTTCAGCCTTTTCGCTTCGTCATACACTTGCAGAATGTGTTCCTTTGCTGTTACCCACGGATGGGAGTAGTCTAATTTTTCTAAGATCTTGCGTTCCATATTACATGATTTACTCGTTGAATTGGGTATTTATCTCTAAGCACTAAATTAGTCAAAATAGATTGGTCGTGCCTATGCTCTTTAAAATCGGGATGGTTGGGGATTTGGCTTGGCGCATCGTTCACCAAGTGATCGTCTTGCATCCACTTTGCCCACTCCTCAACAAGTGCAATGTTTTCATCGTTTGCCCTTAAGCCTATTAAGCCAGCCTCTAATTGGTGGTCTATTCTCTCAATGCAAGGCAGCATCCCCATTGCTTCTAAACAATCGGCTTTAGTCCATTCTCTATGCAAGTACCCACGGCTGACGAATAGATTATCCGAAACAACAACGTAGGCATTCAGCCACTTCCAAAAATCCTCGGTGTGGTAATCGCCAGCATCGATGTAAAGGATAAAATCGCCCTTGTTTTCCTTCATTGTGTTTAGGATAATATCAGGCTTCCACCTCCAATAGTTGTCACCCCTTCCGCTTGGTGTAAAGTTGATGTGAGTTTTTAAAGGCAATTCGTTTGTGAATTGGGTTGCTGCCAACTCTTTCCATTTACCGCTTCCGTAGTTTATCACCTTAATCATAGCAGTTTGTGTTTTATATCTTCGTATCTATCCCCCCTGCCTTGCGTTCCGTGTGAATCAGCGTAGATGTGGGTAAGACCTCCAGCAGCCGTGACCTTGAATTGAAAGTATGCGCTGCAATATCTCTCAACAATGTGACCAGCCTGCGGATGCTCTGGATCTAAGTCGCTCTCCATTAAAGCCTTTACGAATGTACTAATCCTTTCTGCAAACAAAGTGTAATTGGAGGTCATCGGTAAAGGATCGTTCGTGACCGATATTTCCAGCTTTCTTAGTTCGGTCTTTATTCCGTTGTAGTTCCACCAAGTATTGTCAGCGTACGGATGCCAAAAGTAACCAGCCGAAGCCATTGGCTGCTTCCATCCTAATAAGTTTACATCGTACTCAAATAGGTTAACAATGTCGGCTGTGATTAGTCCGTTTCGTGCTATGGCATACCAGCCAGTCCAAGCTACTAAATTAGGGTAGTGTTCGATATTATCAGGTAGGTCACGTGCGATTATTACCTTGCCCATTTCAACGAGGTGTCCGATTTGGTCGGACGGTCGCTGTCCGAGAAACACATACTTGACATCGGGTAGGTCATTGAACTTACCAGCAGCTAAATAGTCGAGGACTATGTATTGGTCGTGTACGAAAATAAAGGTCTGCGCTTTCATCGTTGTCGTTTTACGCCTGCAATATAAAATATTTTCCTGAGTTAGCCACTTTTAATTTATTAAGTGCCACATATCTAAGCGCATCAATAGCGTGGTTTTGGAAATCTACTGGCTCATTCAATGGGTTGCCGTTCTTGTCTTGCTTCCACTTATACGAGTTCAACTCTTTTATTAAATTAACCGAACCTCGTAAAACGTGCAGCTTGTACCTCTTAAGAATGTCAACAGAGTTTTGGATTGAATCTTTGCCTTTATTTGCTCCGTGGATATTGAACCCCATTCTGTGAACTTCTTCGATAGACTTCGGCTCTGCGCTGTCCGCTATTATCTCCATCGTTCTACCAATAGCCATATCCTTGAGCCTCGCCCCGATGTCTTGGTTTGTTAGTCCTCGTTCGTATAAGAGTTCCTCAATGTAAAGGTGGTCACCATCCTTCCACACCGCACACAAGGCAGTCGGATCGTTCGTAAATCCCCAGTCCATTCCCAGCCCTACCAGCTTGCACCTGACCTTGTCAATAGAATCGCACACATCCCAGTTGCGGAATACCAAACCTTCGATGCGACCGGTACGCCCTCTCGCATAAACCTTCCACAATTCTAAATCTATGTCCTTAAGTGCCTCAATCTTCTCACGGATGGCTGGTAAAACATAAGGGTTGTGCCGATGGTCGGAGATAAACAACTTAACCCCTTCTTTGCCGAGTAGCTTTTCATGCACCCAAAACTCACTATTAGGGTTGTAGTCAATAAAAGCCTGAATGGTTGTTCTTAAGTACAACTCATTCCAAATTTCATAGCTTATGCCGTTGGCTTCGTTCACAAATAGAAACTGCCTCTTTCCTGACTTTGCCGATTGGCTTGTTTCGTAACTCTTAAACTCCAATACCGAGCCATTGTATAAAGTATAAACCCTATCGGTAGCGTTGTAGCTTGCAATTAGCTTTGTTAATATTCGCGAATTCGCCACAATTGTTTGGGCATCTCTAAGCGCACCTGATTTGAGGTTGGGGATAGTTTCGCCTACGATAGTCGTAACGCTGCGAGGGTGTTCTATTGCCCGAAGGAATAGCACCTGAAGGATGGAGTAAGTCTTACCCGAAGATGATCCACCTTGGTTGACTACTACCTTATCCTTGGCAGCATAGTTGTCTTTAAATAAAACCGAACCCTCAAACACATCAGTCGATTATTTCACTCTCGGAAGATGAGGTGCTGAATCCGCTATCGACCACCTCAACTTTTAAACCAGTCAAGTGCATAGAGCCTTCAATTTGATTTGTCTGCTTGCCGTGTGCGCTGTCCATCAGTTCCCGATACGCATTAACATCTCCTTCCCTTGCTTTCTTTATCAAAGCCAAGGTCATTATGTCCTGCTGCTCTAATACCTCCTGCTCTCCCGTAATGGGGTTTTTAACCGACTGCTGCACCTCCAGCCACTCCCTTACGATAGTGCTGCGGTTGCGTGTGCCTTTCGGTTTCCCTGCTGGATTACCGCTTTCGCCCTTTTGCCATCTTGGCTCTATTTGTCCTCTGCCACCCATTACGTTGTAATTTCGTTGATTCTAATATACTTCTCTCCATTGCGTTTGATAGTCAAGCTTGGGTCAAGTTTAAGCATTCGGTCGATAATGACTTGGCAGTACTTCGGGTCAAGTTCCATGCCGTAGCACTTGCGATTTAGCTGGTGTGATGCTACCATTGTTGAGCCTGAGCCAAGAAAGAAATCCAAAACCAATCCTCCATCAGGGCAGCTGCTTTTGATTGCACGTTCGCACAATGGAATAGGTTTAGGTGTTGCGTGTCCTCCTTCATCTCCTTGTCTTAAATGCCTATCAAATTTCCAAACATTGTTAAAGTTGTCGTGTGTATTATTAAAATAAGCACGAGTAGAATAGTATTCCTTTTTAATCTCTTCGTATTCCTTTTTAAAAGCATCTATGTTTTTACTTTTTGCATATTCTTTTAAACTGTAATAATTATTTTCAGTTGGCATTGCCCATTGAGATTTACTCCACCAATGGTTTACAGTTCTACCATCTTTGTAACCTAAAGCATTAGCTATTTTACTATCAGTTTCATTTAGTTTATTAATCTCTTTTTCTAAATAAACCCTTATTATTTCCCATTTATCAAAATAATTATCTTGATTATTATTAAAACCTTGAACTCCTAACATTGCAAATAAACACTTTTCGTCTGCTATTGCATAGCTTCTTGTATTTTCTGAATTTTGACCTTGTCCATGACCTTTGTCCCACGTTATTAAATTTCTAAATGTTGCCTTTTGCGATTTAAAGTATGGCTTTAAAATATCAGAATAAATATCCATCAATGGCTCATCTATTCCCCAGCAATACCAGCTGCCGTTCTCTTTGAGGTGCATAAACTGCAAAGGAATCCACTCTTTATTAAAATCTAATAAATCCGAATAGTTTAAGTTATCATTTAAAACTCCTTCGTTTTCTTTTTTCATTCCGTATGGAGGGTCGTTGTGTGCAACATCAGCCTTCTCCCCATTCATCAGCTTTGCCACAGCATCTGAATCCGTACTATCTCCACAAAGCAATCGATGCTCTCCAATCTCAAATAAGTCACCCAAAACAATATCGGTTTTGATACCGCCTTCAGGTACATCAAAATCATCCTCCTCTGCTTCAATTTCCGTTTCATTCATCTGCGGTACATCCAATCCCCACTCTCCTAAACTTTCCGCATCCCACTCGTTGGCTAACATATCCCAATCCCACTCTCCGAAGCCTACGTTGTCCTTAATAATAAACTGGCGTTGCTTGTCCTCATCCCAATCCACAATAGCTACTGGTGCTTCCTTCCAGCCTGCTTCTTTCATTGCCTTTAATCTCATGTTACCGCCTAAAACAATCATGTCTTGATTGACTACTATCGGTCTGACTTGTGCCATTTCGGGTAGGTCTTTTAAAGACTGCACCAGCTTTTTGAACTTGTCGTCTTTTATTACCCTTGGATTATTAGGGTTCGATTTGATTTTGTTTATAGGTGTTGTGGTCATAGTTTGTCTATTAGTTCGCTTATCTTATCGATTAGCTTTTGCTTTACTTCGTACGCATTATCTACCTCACAATCGCAGATAGCCTCCAGCGTATTAGTCAGGATTTGAATTACGTTTGCTGCTTCGCTTGGTGACATTGGCTTTTGCTGTTTGACCTGTTGAAACAATTACCGGTGCGCTTTTAGTTTCGTAATTATCAAAAGCAACCATCAATTTTGTAAGTGCTTCGATAACGCAAGCCTGACACCAGTTGTTAAAGCCACCTCCGTAAAGTTCACCATGTACCTTCTGCATCATTTGTGCGACATCGTGCGGTATAGATACACTCCCCACAGCGTGGTATTGGTCAAGGTAAGGTCGTGCTGCCCTTAGTTGTAAATATTGGTCTTGGTTCATTTCAGTAAAGTTTTTTGTGCCATTGCTGCAAACCACATCGCACCAAACCCTACGGCTGGTGCGTAAAAGGAAGGCTCAACTAATAAAGAGGTAATCAAGCCGAACCAAAAAGCCATACATACTTGGCAGTTCAAAGGCTTACCCTTTAGCTTGAAGCCTGCTAACATAACAAATGAATAGCCAGCTAAGCCAGCAAGTGCGCTAATAATTAAGTGCTGCATCCTTTAATGATTTATAGATTGTGTCTAAGTTATGACAAACCGTGCGGTAAGGAATCCCGGTCAATCGGCTGACCGCTCGTTTGTTCCTTAGTGTTAAATGTAAGTCAAGTAGTTTTTGTTCGTAGGGAAACTCACTTTCGTTGTTCAGTCTAAGATAAGCCACCTCTAATCGGTCTATCTTGCCTTGCGTTTCCAAGTCCTTTTGATAGTCGTAATCGGGTGCGGTTAAGTCTATGCCGTGAGATTCGAGATACGATTCGACTGGCATTTCACCCACTTGCCCTAAATGATTAATCGGTATGACTTCATCCCTATTTCGGTACTTCTTGTGGAATGATGAATTTTTAGAGTTGGCAAAGTTCATCACTATTCTAACAACGTAAAACCGAAAATACCCTTTGTCGTGTGCTTCTAATATCTTGGCTTCGGGTTTCTCCATAAGACAAAGCAGCACCTCCTGACATAAATCGTCGGAATAAGTGCTGCCTATTGACTTGCAAGCCTTCATCAGTTCGCCTGAATCATAAAGCTGCATTATGATTTGCCGTGCTTTCACGGCTGCTAATATAGTTATTTTATTTGATTTCCAACTCTTTAGCTTTTTTCTCGTACCACAACGCTTTCTCTATATCCCTGACCGCATCGTCCTTATGTCCTGCTCTCATTCTATATTTAAAAGAATTAAGCAAGCAGAAATGAATAACAGCTTCTTTGCCGTAAATAGATAGCATCATATCAATCACCTCAATCGGCTGCTGGTTGTAGTGTGGTTCTTTCTCTACCAGCTTAAAATCGTTAGGGTGGTAGTTTGTATGATTAGGCTGGTCATAAAGTACGCCAG